TTTTCCCAGTGGTCCCCGATACGGACGTGAACGCCTCGCCGACCGTTGGCGTGCCCGTCACCGATTGGAGGCCTTCCAGCGAGGTGTCCACGGAATAGGCCATCCCGCCGATGTAGGTGATCCGAAGCGGGGTCCTATTCGACAAGCGGGGATAGTGCAGCTCGTTTTCGTCCACGAAGTAGTACTGCGAAGGGTTGAGCGTGACCCAGGCACCGCCGTTGAAGTACTCGAACTTGGAGATCGAGCGAACGGGCGACCCAGCGAGGTAGGAAATCCCCGACGGGTTCGCCCATTTGGGCTCGACGTACTGCGTGACCTGGATCCATCGACTCATGTACGTCTGAAACGCTGTCGAGACCGCGGCCAGGCACTGCATCAAATCGGGATCGGCGGCGACCGTCGAAACCCCCAGATTGCAGGCCTGGCGAACCCTCGCCAGTGTTGAGAGGTACATGAGCGACATGGACTAGGCTTCCGCCTCGTGCTCGGCCGGCTCGACAGCGACGGAAGTTTCCACCGGGATCGGCGTGCCGTTCTGGACCGACGCAGGGAACCAGGAGGCCAATCCGTGGACGTTCCGGAACACCGGGTCGAGTTCGTCAGGAACCGTCAGGACGCCGGAAGACTGAGACTCGAATGTCTGGTCCCCGTGCTTGTAGGTCGTGGAGGGGGTGGTGTAGAACTGTCCCATGATGCACCTCGAAAGGAAAAGGGGCGGCGTGCTGTCCACCGCCCCAGGTTTTGAACTAGGGATGGACGTTCTGGATCGCGCCGAAGGCACCGGGCGCGTACATCGCCATGGTCTCGACCGCGTAGACGCCGTACTCGTAGGCGAGACGGGTCATGGGCCAATCGATCGCGAAGTAGTCGCGCTGGTAGTGGACTTCCACCGGGTTCGCCATGTTGGCCGAGGGGAACGGGACCTTGTCCGAGGAGAACAGGATCGTTCCGTCCGGGCAGTTCGGGTGAACGTGCAGCACAACGTCGTCGTTGGTGATCTTGTTGAGGACCGCCGTGGTGCGCTTGGGGCGCCCCATGGACAGGTCGCCACCAGGAGCCGCATCGACGCGCAGGATCGGGGCGCCGGAGTTGGCCACGATGAGCTTGTCGATCGACTGCGCCATGTTGCCGGAGCACCACACGTCCGTCGGAGACAGCTTCCAGTTCGTCCAGAACCAGTTGAAGGCGTTGTTCAGCTCCACGATGCCAGCGGCGCCGTCGGAAGTGAGCGAAGCGCCCGTGCCGTTCAGGAAGTACGAACCCGAGGAAGGCTTGGCGATCAAGCCAAGCAGTCCGTCGAACTCCAGCGGGTTGGCGCTGTTGTCCGCGTTCGGGATGGTGGTGAACGTCTGCGACGTGGTGGGCACGCGCAGGATGGTTCCCGAGGCCACGGTGTAGATGCCGTACAGACGAGCGCCTGCACCGACGCCGACGAACACCGCGTAGGCCGCTGCACCCTGGACGGGAGGGACGGACCAGGTGATCGTGCTGGTGGCGCCCGTGGTGATCTGGACGCCCGCGGCAGAAGGCTGCGCCACGCCACCGGGGATGGTGTCGGTCGAGCTGGTGCCCATGTTCGTGCGGGTGTAGGGGATCACCAGGGCCAGCGTGGTGTCCGCCGTGTCCGAGTTGCCCACGCCACCGGCCAAGGCAAGGCCCTCGGTGGTCAGCGCGGCGACGTAGACGTTGTAGGTGGCCGCGGCAACGCTTCCGCCCGTGGTGGACGTTCCGACGGTGGGGGTCGGGGTAAGGCCAAGGCCCCAGGACGACTGCCCGCCGAACAGGACGGCTTCCTCGGAGATCATCAGCGAGAGCAGGAGCCGACGCTGCACGTCAGCCGGAAGGCTGGTGAACTCCAGAGCGGCCAGATCGGCCTGCACGGTCACGCTGTCGTCGAAGCCGATGGACTTGTAGACGGCGCTCATGTTGGTCACGCCCGTGGTGGACGAGGCGTTGCGGTTGCCTTCCGAGATGCCGGGGGTCAGCCGCGCGGTGTTGACGCCGGTGATGGCCTTCCACTGCGTTGCCACGTCTCCACGACCCTTGACGCGGGGGATCATGTTCCGCAGGGGGGTGACGAGAGGGATCAGTTCCTTCGCGGGGGCCTGGAGGTCATAGGCTTTCAGTCCCGTGGAGGTGGTGATGGCGCGCTGGAGCTGCATGATGGCCCGAGTCGCGTCGGTGAGGTTGAGGATGTCGGACATGACTTACGCTCCCTTCCGGCCGATGAAAATCGGCTCCTGGTTCTTGTTGCGGATGGCCGCACGCTCGAACCGGATGGCTTCCGGGAGCGCGTTCCATTCGGGGGTTCCCTGCTTGGGGAATCCATCGTCGGTGGGATCCTTGCGAGAGATCTCCACATGGTCTTCGGCCTTCTCCAGGGTCCGCACCGGCTGGGCACCGGCCACGACGGGCTGGTATCCGTCGGGACGGATGGAGCGGGTCAGCGGGGCGCGGCGTTCGAGCTGCGCGAGGCGAGCCTCCAACTCCTGCACGCGGCGATTGGATCCGCGCTTGAGGAGAGAGACGCCAGGACGGCCAGCGTCGGCACGCTTGGGCGGCACGGCGGGAACGTCCTTCTCGACCTTGGCCTCCGGGTCGCCGGCTTCGGTGGGGTTGTCGAGACCTTCGGGGGTCTCTTCGCCGTCCTCGGGATCGTAGGCGGTCATGGCCTTGGTGTGGGCGATCAGGGCGCGTCCGAGGCACCGATGGGCGTCCTGGGCATGCGCCAGGACCTGCGGAGTGGTTCCCCCGTCCTGGTGCTGCTCGTCCAAGGTCGAGACGAGGTCTTCGATGGCCTTCAGGTGCTGCGAGAGCAGGCCGAAGATGTTGACCTCTTCCGCTTCCTCTTGGGGCGATCCAGCGGCACCGCCAACGGTACCGGGGGCGGCGTCGCTCATGTCGTCGTCCCTCGTCACTCCCACTGCTCCGACAGCCGGGGGCTTCCCGGCTACCAGCTCTTCCCGGCTTTTTCCGGACATGGTTCTCTCCTTGGGGCTGGAGCCCCGGTTGTGGATCCCGTTCCGAGCGGCTGCGCGGAACATCGTGACCACGGCGCCAGGATCGGCGGGGCGGTCAACGAGACTGATTTCATAGAGGAAGATTTTCGAGACAATCTTCCCGATGACTTGGACGGCTTGGCATCCGACGGAAAACGCCTTGAGGACGCCCGTCTTGACCTTGTTCCAGGTGGAGTCGTCGGCGACGAAGACGGAGATGTGCATCCCGTCTTCCTGCATCTCCCATTGGCGAACGACTCCGGCCGCGATGTCCTGGTGCATCTCGCGGATGTTCCCGAACTTCATGTATTCGGGCCACGCTTCGAGCATCGCATCTTTGGTGATGATGTAGCCGTCGGTCGCTTCCTGATCCGTAGCCGCGATGCCTTCGACGATCCGCTGTTCGGCGTCCACGCGACAGATTTTGAACGAACGATTCAGGCGGCGTGAAGGCTTGGCGCGGCGAAGCGCGGGAAGCGACTTCGGGATGACTAGGGGCTTCACGGAATGCTCCTTGCGACTGAGGTACATCTGCAATTTGGGTGCAGAGGAGGAGCCTGATTCCCGTCCTGGTACGGGTCATTCAGCGGGATCCATCCCTCGGCCGCGTTGAGGATGTCGTCCGCTCCGTGGTTCTCGTTGGATCCCAGGATGGACCGCTTCTGGAGCTTCAGGCCCGAAGCCTTCCAACCCGCGAGCTTCCCTTGCTCGTCCGCGTTGACGATTTCCGTCGATGCGATGGTCTGGGCGCGGGCGCGGCTGAATGCGTGGTCGTCCTTCAGGACTTCCGCGATCTTCGAGGTGGTCCAGTTCTCTTCGGTGGCCTGGGCAGTCACGTCGCGGATGGATTGGCGGCAAAGGTCCGTCACCCGGTACTCAGGACGGATCGCGTCCACGACCTCGCCTTCGTCCGTGACATGCTTCCCGACCAGCCATGCCCCCCGCTCCTTGGCCCATTCGGCGGATTCCGCCTTGAACCCGAGCTTGACCGCGGCTCCCGTTTCGTCCAGGGCAATCGATGCGGAATCCCCGAAGATGGATTCAATCGACGGACCCACGGCTTTGAGGAAATTGTCCTCCTGAAGGTTGATCGTGTCCGGATCGAATCCATCCTCGGAGTCCGCACGCTGGACACGATGGATCGATTTTCCGATCTCTTCGGCGGCATGGTTCGCGAGCTTCTGGAAGTAGGAGAAAACGGAATCGGTGATCGCCGTTTCACGCTTGACCGCCAGGGCGCGGGACCGCTTGGCGTTGAACACGGCGCGATTCAGGCGGGCAACGTGCGCGACCTGTTGGGCTTCCGGAGGCTTCGGCGCGGCCACGGGAACCGGGGCGCCCGGCGTCTCTTCGGTCGGAGCCTGTGGAGGCGCGGGAAGAAGCGGGGCATCGCCTTCGAGCCCGAGCTTTTCCCGCGCCTCGTCCACGCGCATGATTCCGGATTCGACCAGGATCTGGCAATGCGCCCCGAGATCGATCGGGTCCGTCTCGTCAATCGGCGCGACGAAGGTCTCGATCTCCTCGAAGCCAAGGTATTCCTGGACCATCTCGTCCAGGAGGCTCTTGACCCACTTGAGCTGGACCGAAACGCCTTCCTTGGAGCTTTGGTCGCGTGCCGTCTCCGCGGTCGCCCGGTTGACCGCCTTGATGAATGGCGTCGGCTCGACGGCGAAGGTGTAGCAGATGACCCGGGCCATCCATTCATCGAAGGCGTCGGCCAGGACGGCATCTTTGAAGGGGATGAACTTCGAGGCGGTGTCGGCCGGCACGAAGCGGACGCGGCCAATCTTCTGCCCCTCGATCTCCCCAGCGTCCCAAATGCGCTGGAACTTCTCGACCTGTTCGGCTGTACCGGAAACAGGAACCATGCCCTCTGGAAGGTTGCCGTCGGTGAAGTACCCGAGATGCTGCATCTGGCGACGGATCGCGATGTTGGCGTACACCTGGATCTGTTCGACCGGGCCGTACCCGTAAAGCGAATTGATCCGGAGGTTCCGGGGCTTGTAGATCAAATCGTCCACGCTGTAGGAGATCGCGGAGATCCCGTGGAGGACATGGAGGAAAGCCTCGTAGGGCGCCGCGGGGATCCGGCCCATGTCGGTCATGAGCGGCTTGATCGTCGCGCCGTCCACCTGCTCGAAGGCCAGGATGTCGCCCTGGTCGTTGCGTTGGCAGCGGATCGCTACGGCGTCCAGGACGTTGAGGTCCTCCTGGATCATCCGGAGCCAAGTCTGGAAGTCGTGGGCACCGTCCGGGCGGCGGAAGAACTTGCGGCACCACTGGACACGGGGATCGTTCCGAGAGGCTTGGCCCTTTTGGCCGATGACCCGGAAGTCCCATTCCATTCCGCAGATCTGATCCTTGCGGGTCTCGATGACCAGCCGAAGGATCTCGACGGAATCGGCTAGGAATCGGAGTTGTGGGAATCGGATCGATCGGGAGCCGAAGTCCTCGCCGCGCGGCTGCACAATGGCATTGACGTTCGGGGAGAAGTCGAATTGCCGACCGGCCACGGCGTCAGGCGGTGCGACTCCCTGCAGTGGCTGTCCGGCTGGGAACCAAGAATCCTTGCCCATCAGGAGGGAGGCGGCGTTCTTTGCTCTTGTCAGGAAGCCAGGGCGTTCAGCCATTGCAAGGGAATTGAATTTCCTTCCGGCATGGGCGGGATTGTGCTATCTTATGGATAATCATGGATAAGCATAAGCCGTCAGGCTACCCGGAAGGGACGATGTGGGATTCCGCGACGATGTGCCGCCGTTTGGGCATTTCGCGGGCAACTTTGGACCGACGCTTGGCGAATCCCCCCGAGGGATTCCCGTTGCCTATCCG